TAGCAGAAAACGAAGACTTACGAGCAAAACTGCAAGCTGCTTATGACACTATAGAAAACTTATCTAAGCAGACTTTCAAAATCACAGAGCAAGAAATAAATGAAATATGCAACTAGACATACTTCAGATGAAGCCAGAGACACTTTTGCATTGCTTATGATAAAATTATAATACGAGAATGAAAATGTCTCTCGCTTCACTTAAATGAAAACTAAAATAAAACTAATAATATGAGAAAATTCTACAAATTATCTAGACGTTCAATCGACTCGTTCAACAGAGGTTGCCAAGCAATCACTAAGAACAAAACTGGTATGACATTGCAAGAAATTATGACAGTCTTCTCTGGAAGAGCTTGTCAAGATGATGTCCCGATCATACTAAAGCTCTATTGCGAACTTGGAGCAGCAAATGTCATAAATGAACGCTTCTTCATCTATTTTGACAAACGAAGCTTATTGCCGCAAAACAGAGCTTGGAACGGCTTCGAAATCGGAACAAACAACTGGGTGTGTGATATGAACGAGAAGAGTAGCATAATGTTCGAAAAGCCAATCTATCTAAGAGCATCAAACTACTTAGACACGACTTTCGACTTCGAATATGACTCAGAGACAACTATTGGGAAGTACATAGACAAACTCAAAGAGATGAAGGGGGTAGTAGATGAGCCAGAAGTTAAGTCTAGAGCTCTCTTCTAGAAAATATGAAACATAGACGCAAAATAAATTGTTAATTGTTTCTTTTAACTGCAAATTTTATTTATATTTTCAATGATAAATAAATAAATAATAAAACAATGAACAAAGTGAAAATTAAGACTAGCTATTACGCAAAAGCGAAAGAACTTAGAGAAAACGGTTATCTAGTTGTCGGCATTTCAATAGGTACACCGCGATTTTGCAAATTAGACGCACAATTAAAAGAATTAGCACCTACGAGATATATGCTATCTCCTCAATGTTCAATGGACGAATATTTGAGATTATATGATGAGAATATAAAGTCTCAGACAGCAGATAAAATAATTTCAAAATTAGAAAGTCTTGCTGAAGAAAGAGGATGTAACAAAATAGCATTATGTTGTTACGAAGCACCTGATAAATTTTGTCATCGTCATCTTTTATCTAAATTCTTGAGAGATAACGGTTATGATGTTGATGAATATAAGAAAGAAACGAGAGTATACAGCTTATTTTGATTAAATGCGAGAGTAGTGATAATGTAAAACATTGCACTTCCAGTGCGAAGATGAAAGTTCAAGTCTTTCCTCTCGCTCTATTTATAGATTATGATTAGAACATTTGGGTTTGAGTTAGAAGTAGCGAATGTTGAAAAGGCAAAAGTAAAATTGCCCAAAGGCTATTCGTGGTCAGAAGACGAGACGATAATAAACACTAATGGCAAAGCAGTAAAATCGAGTAGCAAATTCGGTGGAGAACTGAACACTAGACCATTCAAATTGTGTTTTAGAGACAGAGACGAACTTAGAGAAGTTTTCAAACAAATATTTGAAGCTGGTGGAAAATGTACTTGGTGCCACGGTTTTGCAGTTCATATCTATGCTGGTGATTTTGATGTAGAGCAGCTAGCAAAGATATTCATATTAAGTTATTACACTGCAGAATTTATAAAAGAATATGCACACGTAGGCAAATGGAGCGAATGGTCTACACAAGCACCAACGCCAACAATAGAATTTGTACAGAAAGCAAGACAAGCAACAAATTTTGAAGAGTTGAAGAATGTGTTTGCTAATTCTAGTAATAAAGGCTTCATACGACACATAGTAAACATAGCGTCATATTTTAAGCATCAAACTATAGAATTTAGAATATTCAACACGACATATGATTTAGAGAAAATACAGAATTCTGTGTTGTTTGCTTTTAGATTTGTAAAATACGCAGTAGAACATACTGAAGATGATTTTATGAAAATAAAATCTATGAAAGACTTTAAGAGAGAACTGAAGATACACGGAGAGATAGCAGAAAGATTGCATCCTATGATATTTTCTGGTTCTCAAAATAGTGAGAAATACAGATTTGTTTCAGATGCAATAGACTATTCATCGCCTATGCTAAAAGAATTGTTAGAAAATGTAACTGGAGATGAATTAGTGACAGTAAATCCAAATATGTTCTTCACTGAAGTAAAATTGATTGATAAAATCAAGAAATTGACAATATACAATAACAGCGAATTCAATGATTTGATTTATAGATTAGCATCTGGAGAACTAAAATTGAAATATAAAGATAAAGCAGAATTCTTAAACGAAATACTAGTAGATGATGATAATTCGTCACAAGTTCTCGCTTTATTGATATTCTTCAGAATAAAGAAATTCTTCAAAGAGAGTTATTTTGCAGAGTTGAATTTAGACTCATATAAATCGACATTGAGCGAGTCTATAGAAAGAATAAGACCGACTGCAGATAAAATAACAGATTTGTTCAGTAAAGCAGAATACAAAATTGGTAACATAAACGATGCAATTGCAGAAGGAAAAGATGTGTTTTATCAGTTTGAACATAATAAGAAAACAACAAATTGTACATCTATTCTAAGAAAATATTCTACGCTAAAGAAAAGCGACATAAACATAACAACGAACGAACCAGAATACTACGAAATAGAGAAGACGCTGTCACCAAATCAGAAATTGTTTGTCATTACAGAAAATGAGACATTAGATTTTACTAAAATAGCAAAATTTGGTAAACAAATATTATACTACTCATTAGTAAAAGAAAATAATGAAATTTCTATTGACACAAGATATAAAAGTGAAATTAGAAACAATGAGTCATTTAACATAATAGAACCGCCAGACGATCTAGACATAAATGATCCATCATTAGTTAAAATTGTTTTAACAAGTCAAACAGCATTTAAACAATTGCAGAAAACATATGTCAAGAAAGTTCATAAGATAAAACCACCAAGATTCACGTTCTTAGTTATGTATGACAAGTACACATTAGGCGGATTTGGATTTGATTATCCAAAAGAAATTGATAGAGACTATGACGTGTTTCTTGCTAGTGACTTTTCTGTGAATAATAAAGTTTTCAGATTAGCAAAATTCATACTGCTTATAATAAAGACGAAAGAAGTAAAGAGGGAATTGCAGAGAAAATTGCGTTGTGCAGTAGAAAGAATGGCGACAAGAATATACACTACAAATTCAGTGAGTATGAAATATAGAGGTCCATTTAAGAAAACTGACCAAGTAAATGTAAATGGTAAACATTACTTAGTTTATGAGGCAGATTTTGGATCTATAAATAATATAAACGAAGCAATTAGTAAATATCAAAAGATGAAACGCGATGCAGAACAAAACAATAAACAAGTGGAAAATAACTAATGTTTCTCCGGAAGAAATCGTTCCAGCAGAAATGAATGCTAATGAAATGGATGATAAGACATTCGAACGTCTATGCAAGAATATCGGTATGTCTGGGCTAAGTTCGACAATAACTTGCTACAAAAGAAAAGAAGATAACAAGTATGTAATCATAAGTGGACATCACAGATACAGAGCAGCTGTCTTGAATGGTATCAAAACAATACCAGTTTTATACGCAGACGAAGAAGACTTGACAAAAGATGAGATAATAGCAATACAATTATCTCACAATAGTTTGCACGGCGAAGACGATAAGAACATTTTGAAGAAACTGTTTGAAGAAATAAAATCAATTGACTTCAAAGAGTTCTCAAACATAGAAATAGACGAAATAGGGAAAATTGATGTGTTTTCACCAAGCATAGTTCCTATACAAGAAACGTATACTGTGAGCATAGTATTATTTAAACCTCATTTAGACTTGTTAGATGAAATAACTAGATGTGTAAATGAAGCATTAGATAAAAGCGATGTAGTAATTTTAGAAAATCAAAATAATGCAGAAGAAGAGTATATGAAATTGACTGCAGAAATAGCAAAGAAATTTGAAATAAAATCTCCGAATATTGCTTTCTCTAAAATTCTTGAACTTGCAAAAGCACAACTAGAAGTATTAGATGGCAATATGAAAAGGAGTGATTCGAACAAACCAGAAGTATTTTAATTATGTGGATAGTTACAACAAAAGAAGAGCGATCTAGCTTAATACCAGAAAAGAAATTTAAGCAACTATGTTCTGTAATCGGTGAAGACAATTTGAAGCTTATAATAGCAGATTCTGTCAAAGATTTAGACATAGTACAGAAGAATGATGTTGTGCTTGTAGAGACAAAGAACTATGATTTAGTAGATAGACTTAGAAGCATAAGCATAAACACTACTGCAGAAGATGTGCAAGCAATAAAGTTCGATGAAGATAAAATTCTTCTAAAGAGACTTTTGAATATAGCTAAAATACCTACACCAAAATTGTATGATGTTGCTGATGTAGAAGATGGAGAGAGATACTTTGTAAAACCTTTGATACTAGAAGATTCGATAGGCATAGATGAAAATTCATTATGTTCATCTAGAAAAGAAGTTCTAGAAAAGATAGATGAAATATACACTAAGTACGGCAGACAGTCAATTATAGAAGAATACATTGATGGATATGATGCAACTGTAGGAATATTAAGAAATGAAAACGGAGAATATGATGTAGAAGCGATAACTATAGACGGAGGTAGTGAATTTCTAACTTATGACGCTAAAATCAAAGATAAAGAGAAATATGCGATTTTAACTGGTGAGTGCAAAACAATAGCATTAAAAGTGTTTAGAATGATTGGTGCGAAGAATTACGCAAGAATCGATATGAGAATCGATAAAGAAACAAATACACCTTACGTATTAGAAGTAAATCTATATCCAGGCCTTGGTGAGCACGGATATATGTTTAGATGCTTCGAATATAACAATGGTGAAAATTATAAACAATTCATAAACAAAATAATAGAAAACAATGCCAAAACAAGTAAAAGTTAAACGCTCAACGATATCAAATGACGAAATAGTTGAGATATACAAGAAGAAAGGATGTAATATCAGTTCAACGTGTTCAGCAATCGGAATAGATAGAAGAACTTTGTGTCGATGGCGCGATGCTGACAATGAATTGGATAGAATGATATTAGAAGCTGATGAAGCAGTAATAGACTTCACAGAGTCAAAACTTATTGAACAAATCAATGATGGAAATTTGACAGCAATAATATTCTTCTTAAAGACAAAGGGAAAACGTAGAGGTTACATTGAATCTAATGAAGTAGTTGCTAATGTCAGTGGACTAGAATTACGTCCATTGACAAATGATGAATTAGAAGAGCTTAAGAAATTAAACAAGTAAGCTATGTCTAGCAATCAATATAATCTTTTACTAGCGCATAGAGAACTTATGTCGGTTTCTATCCGTCATTATGTAAAAGAATTATTTTATCAACAGTATCAAAAGAATTTTATCTTCGGAGAACATCATTTGAAAATCTGTGACGCTCTAGATAAAGTGATACGTGGCGAGACTAAGAAACTGATAATAAACATTGCACCTCGTTATGGAAAGACTGAGCTTTGTGTAAAGATGTTTATTTCGTATGGCTTAGCATTGAACCCTCGTGCAAAGTTTATTCACTTGTCATATTCTTCTAATTTGGTTATGGACAATTCTGTTTGTACAAAAGATCTCGTAGCAAACGAATACTATAAACACGTATTTGGATCTAGACTGACACCTGGCAGAAATTCTAAATGTAGATGGGACACAAATGAAGGTGGTGGTGTCTATGCTACATCAACTCTTGGACAGATAACCGGTTTTAGTGCTGGTGTTGTCGATGAAGAGCAAGATGAACACTATATAGAGAAATATTACCCCGAGACAAACTATGGAAGTAAATTCGGTGGAGCAATCGTAATAGATGACCCAATAAAACCAGAAGATGCATTAAATGAAAATGCCAGAGAAGCAGTCAACCGCCGTTTTGAGACCACAATTCGTAACCGTGTAAACTCTCGTAATACACCTATTGTAATAATAATGCAAAGAGTTCACGAACACGACCTTTGCGGCTATTTGATGGAGAAAGAACCAGGCGAATGGACAGTGCTGTCACTTCCTTGCTTGGTAGAAGAGAATGGAGAAGAGAGGGCACTATGGCCGTTTAAGCACACTGTAGATGAACTACATAAGCTCAGAGATGTTAATGACTTCGTGTTTGAAACTCAATATCAACAGAACCCGACACCTATAGAAGGATTTATGTACCCATCGTTCAGGACATATGACTCACTTCCAATAGAAGAACCAGGTAAAACTCAGCGTAAGAACTATACTGATACTGCTGATACAGGCTCGGACTCGCTGTGCTCTATTTGCTACATAGAGACAGAGACAGGTATATTTGTCACAGATGTCTTATATACTAAAAGAAGTATGGAATACACAGAACCAGAGACTGCTAGAATGCTGAATTTGAATGATACAGAAGTGGCAATAATAGAGTCGAACAACGGCGGTAGAGGTTTTGCCCGTAACGTAGAGTCTAATTTAAGAAAGCTCGGCAACTTTAAGACTAAAATAACTACGTTCACGCAAGGAGCAAACAAACAAGTAAGAATCTTTTCTCACTCTGCAGAAGTTTGCAATATGGTGTATTTTCCAGTCAATTGGGAACGTAAATGGCCAGAATTTGCACGAGATATGAAAGCGTTTAGAAAAGAAGGTAGAAATGCACACGATGACGCACCCGACTGTGTCACTGGTATGGTAGAGAAACATCGATCAAAGAACAAGAAGAAGGGTGTAGAAGTATTTTAAAATAATAAAAGAGATGATCTCAAAGAACATTGAAAAGAACAGAATCTGCAAAGAATACAAACAAGTAGAGAACTATGAAGCTGCAATCGCAGACAAAGAAGAACTATGGGTGCTTCACCATAGAAAGCTAGAACCTTCAAGAGTGACTAAGAAAGACTTGATAGAAAGAAACGAGTTTTATGATGTCGCACCAGAAGAGCTAATATTCTTGACTCGCAGTGAACATATGAGAGTTTCTAACGAAGGCAAGACTTATGACAAATCTGTGAAAGATAAAATATCTCAGACGAAGGTTGGAAAGAAAAGGCCACAGAGTGTACGAGATGCTCTCAGGTATGCTCACTTAGGAAAACACAGATACAACAACGGAGAAGTTGAAATCTGGGCAACTGAGTGCCCACTTGGTTTCAAACCTGGAATGCTCCCAAGAAAGAAGAAAGAAGTCAAATAAATAAATTATAAACAATTCCTTCACAGCGACCAGTGAGTTTTGCTATTTTAGTTTCTTTTAGGTGCACTTTTCTATTCTTTGTTTGAAACTTTTCTCACTGGTCGCTTTATTTTAAATCAATCGTATGAGAAACCCAATCACAATCAACTTCGAGAAGATAGATCCTTCAGTTGAAGAGCTCTACAGGAGGCTGTATGAAATCAACCCAAAATTTGAGAAAGTACCAATGAGTGACTTGCTGTCATACAACAATGTCTCAAAAGAGACTATTGACACAATTGTCTTCATCGCTT